ATACTAACTTGTTGAGCCAATGCAGACCACGCAGGATATTGAGCGTTAGCCGCAGCAATACTGGTTGTAGTTTCTTGCGATTGCATCATTTTACTGAATATGGCTTTTTTAACCATCGCCGCTATCCAACTTGCAATAAAATCTGCAATAGTCTTTAAAATAGCTTTACCAATATTTTGAATGGCAGTCATTAAAGAGGTAGTGCCTTGAATAAGACCTGAAATGCCACTCTGCATACTATCTATGCCGGCGTTTAAAGCGTCAATTAATAGTTGCTGTCCATTCCAATGAGCGTCGATTGTGGCTTGTTTCCACTCCTCCATGAGCTGTTTTTTGGCGTCGTAGTGCTGTTGCTCTGCAATATATTCATCACTCAATGCAGCTTGTAACGCATCGAAGTTCTGTGTTCGCATAGCCTCATCAATCGCATATTTCTCGTTTACCAAGTCAGTATGTTGTTGTAATGCCTTTTTATTGAACTCATCTTGTGCAGCTAACAACTCCTCGTTTTTCATTTTTTCATAGGAGATTTGTCCGTCAGCACTCATTTCGAATTCAACACCTCGTTGTTTTAACAGGTCAATATGATGTTGTTGCTCCATTTTGTCCATTTTCATGAACTTATCGACCATTTCTGCATAACGGTCCTCGATTTCATCTATGGCATTTTCATAGTCATTTTTCAACTGCACGGCAGGAGATACATTACCTGTACTGTCTTTACTAGCGGTTTTAAATGCAAAATCCTGTTGCATATCACGAATACCAGTTTCAATGGCACGTAGTTTTGTCATTTCCTCCTGTTTCGCCTTGATACGCTTTTCTGCATAAACTTCATCAAGTAATTTCAAGTCCTCGTGGTAATTTTCATTAGCGGTTTTTGATTTTTCAAGTTCTTCTCGCTCCTTTTGGTATTGAAGTTTGATTAACTCTACTTGGTTGCCTTGCATTTCTAAAAAGGACTGCAAGATTTTTTCGTGAATTTGCTTAGCCTCTTTTGCTAGATCTTCACCCTTGCCACCTTTACCACCTCCACCGCCTTTGCCACCGGAGCCACCACCGGAAGTGTCGCCACCTCCACCGCCTCCAACATTAAGGTCGCCACCTCCACCGGATAAACCTGAGGTAATTTGCCCCATAATATCACCGGCAGTATTGACGATACTTTGTGCAGTATCAGCAGAAATCGTGTCTACTTGTTGAATAGCAGTAAACGTGCCACCGAAGAACTTCGCAACCTTATCGCCTACGCTATTAAGTTTAGCGATTAACCAGTTAAGAGCCTCAATAATCTTATTAACACCCCAAACTGCAGTATGCACGATAGTGGAAAATACTTCGCTTAGCGTTTCACTAAAACCACCTGCCGCAGCCCTAGAAAGACCAAATACAGCGACAAGCGTCATTAATGCACCTACAAATATAGGAATAGGGTTTGCCATCATGATTGCGTTAAGAATTGCTGTAGCACCACTTAATGCAAGTGTAGCTACCTTCGCCACACCCATCGCAACCGCACTAGCAATATTTGCAGTCCTAATAGCCATAATTACGGCTTGTGTAGTCATTGCAATGGCCCTAAAAGCACCAAATGCAAGACCTACCGCACCAATAGCACCGCCCAAGATTACACTTGCAGCAGTAACCAAAGTTGTACGAACAGTCAATAAAGCAAGCATTGTATTATGACTTGCTATAATGGCTTTTTGTGCTAAAAACGCAGCACTCACACCAATAATAGCGGCAGTAATCAAAGGCATAGATGTAACAAACAACTGTACAAAGCTAGATACGATATTTTTAATGGTGGTGATAACCACGCTTAGGCCACTAAAAGCCCCCTTAATAATTGCTATAGATACTTGTGCAGCTGCAGCTACTACTTTAAAGGCAAACGCCAATTCGTTTAACACGCTCATAAATGCATCGGAACTTGTCATATTGCCCAGTTCCTCCATTACTGGTTGGAACGCAGCAATAAGATCATTCTGCAATTTAGTTCCTATATCTTGGAATGTCATAGGAATTTCTGCGAATTTTGCGTTTGTTTCTTCTGCACTATTAAATAACGCATTCTTAATAATGTCAGCAGTAATAAGACCTTGCGAGCTCATTTCTTTTAATTGCCCTACAGATAGCCCCATTTCTTGTGCGATACTTTGTGCCAACATCGGAGCATTTTCCATGATGGAGCGGAATTCGTCGCCCTGTAACTTACCTGCTGCCATAGCTTGTGTTAATTGGTACATGGCGGATGTAGTTTCTTGTACACCTGCACCGGCAATTTTAAATTGCTTATTAAGTTGTTCAACAAAATAAATGGCCTCATCGTTGGAGGTGAAAGCGTCTTTTGCTAACAAATTTAGTTTTGCAACGCTATCCGCCATATCTAAAAAGCTACCACGTGAACGATTGGCGGCAGAAAATACCTTATCCATGATTTCGGCGGTGCTTTGACTGCCGTCATTGATAAGATCAATACGAGCCCTTAATTGCGTTAATTGGTCCGTTGTCTTAACTGCACTAACGGCCATATCCTTTAACGCCCTACCGGCTGCCTCAATGCCCATCGCAGCACCAGCGAATGCAGCACCAGACTTTGCAGCGTTCATAAGTCCCGGAATCTCAACCCCAAAGACCTTTTGAGCTTTATTCCTTACGCTATCAAGCGAATTAGAAATGCTTTTGCCTAGTGCTTGATTAGCTTTCCTTGCTACTCTATCAAGTGCCTGTTCAGCACTATTAGATGAGCCAACAATTTTGACATTAATTTGACTTTCGGCCATATGCTATATCTCACCTCCCTCTTGTCTGAATTCTTCCATGAATAACTTTTCTTCGTTTTTGCGTTTAGCTAATGTCATTGGATGAAGTTGTTTCATAATATCTTCAACAGTCAATTTTCGTTTGCCTGCGATATGTACATTCGTCATTAGGCACGCAAAATACGCTTGCTTACGGTCCTCTATTTCCGTTCTTAACTCATAACCCTCGGCAAGTTTGTAATATTCCATAGGGCTTAAATTCATGAATTCCCACGGTTTAAGATTAAGCGGACCATAGGCCATGCGTTCAGCTTTCGTTATCCATACTTTAAAAGAGGGGGCTGTGTCGCCCCCTCTTAGTTTTTTGTTTCGTTTTCAGCCTCAACCTCGGAGCGTGCTTGCTCATCGGCCTCATCTGGGAATAATGCGTAATATGCAGCCTTACCAAATACACCACTACCAATAAGGGCTTGTACAATCAACTGTACAAGGTCGGCATATTGGACTGTGCCCTCGTCAAAGAGTTCTTGCAATTTATCTTGGTAATAGATGTAATCACGCTTTTTGCCGTGGTGTTTCATACCTACGACCAATGCAGTGATAAGCTGATTAAACGTCATTGTGCCATTTTGTACCGCTTTAAAAATAGGCTCACCCCATAGCTGTTCCAACTCAGCAATACGACCAATGTTGAAATAGATAGTTTCGCCCATAGCGAATAGATCACAATTAATTTTTTTCATTATAAACACGCTCCTTACAAATAGTTAATTAGGCTTTTTTCAATTCAGACAATGGACCTGCGCCGTTCAATGTGCCTTTATATGTAGCCACATCATCATGCGGAGTACTTAAGGACAATTCTGTAATAGATGCATAGCCAGTCATGTATGATTTGTCTGGGTATTCAAATTTTAAATGAACTTTTTCATCGTTTAAGAATGCTTTTTCAAGCAATTGTAAGCTTTCTTCGTTTGGCATTAAAAGCGTTTCAAGGTCGATAGACCATTCTTTCATGCCCGGAATAGTAACTTTCCAACCGCCACTGTCTTTACTAGATGCGTCAATAGAATCGGCTTTACGAGATACATCGCCACTACGTTGACCGCCCAAGATAAGCCATTCAGCATTTGTAGTTTCGTCAGTGCCTACATTCAAATAAATAAGATAATTCTTGCCGGCTGTAGGCATTGCGGTTTGAGCCGGTTTATATAATTTTTTTGGTGTTGCAGCTGGTGCCATTAGAAAATACCTCCGTTAGTTTTCTCTTTTAAATCAATAAGGCGAACCATAAAGCGATATTGCGTACCAACTAAAGGTCGCACACTATCATGGTCGCCAATTTTACTTGTGCATACTAAATCTATAATCTGATAGCCAGTATTCTGTAATATACATGCAGTTTCGTCTAATTCACCACAACGTTTGCGTAGATCATTAATGATTGCCTCGAACCTATCTTCCAAGTTAGCTATTAATTCGTAACCTACTTCTAAATCTGGGTTATCGTTTCTACCCCAAACCTCGATATATAGTTCTTGCTCCAATTCAGATTGAATGGAATTATCACCCCTCGTAGTTTCCCCACGAATAATCATAATAACGCCATTCTCATCGACTTTCGCTGCTTGTGGTCGCATAGCACCAAGCATGACATTAAATGCAGCACCGCTATTGTCGATAGTAGATTTAATATGTTGCATTAGTTCTAGCCACATATTACCCCCTGTATATTTCAACGGTACGATAACGAGCATACCTTTTCGCATCGCCTGTCAAATCTTCCGGAGTTATCTGCTTTTCTAAAATCTTAATGCGTTCATCAAGATATAATAATTTCTTACTATAGAAATCATCTGTCGAACCGTCCCTTGTGTAAGCACCCGGCAACGCATAAGCCTTATCAAAGCATACAAAACGATATGTATAGAGTTGTACTAGCTCATCTGCTAGATAACTTCTAATTACATCGCCTTGTGGAACTCCTAAACGCTTAGCGAATGCATAAAGCCCTTGCTCGGCACGTTCGACATGTTGTGGCAGTACCTCTTTGCCTAATAGCTCATCGGTGAACTGCATTTCCGTGTAGTCGTATAACATTTGAGCCCCCTATAATCGAATTCTAATTTCACGGTCTTTCTTTCCAAGCCAATCGCTACCGCTTATATCTTCAAGTGCCATATTCGTAGCCTTTGCGAATGTAGCATACACATCGCCACGTTTACGATTAATAGCGTCATATAAGAATGGATCAGATTTCGTTCCCGGATGATGGACCTTTTTAGAAAATATAAAACCATTACCGGCCATAGGTGCCCATCGCAAAACGCTTTTTGTCTTAGGACGAATAATATGAGGCCGTGTACCCTCATGGACGAACACCCCATAAGGTGCAGCCCTATCATCAAGATATACAACCCCAATATTATTGCCATTATTAAAGTCGAACCGTGTATCAATAGCACGTTCTAGATTGGCTGTCCTAGATGTAAAGTTATGCTTTGCCTGTGCCTCATCTTGCACCATAAAGGTGCTCGATTTAACGGCCTGTCTCAACCGTCTTTCGAACACCTCAGCAGGTAACATGATTACGCCTCGGCTTTCTTACGGCCACCACGTTTAGGCTTTTCGTCTGTGTCCTCAGTATCGTCAGTTGGTTCTGTTTCCTCCAACTCCTCAACTGCAAAGCCCTCGGACTTTAAACGTTCAATATCGTAATCTGTTTCTACGTATTGAACTTCATTAAAACGTACAAGTCTTGTCATTTAAAACACCCCTTAATTACGCACCAGTATTAACACGAATTGCAGCAAAACGATTTTTAGGGATCCACAAATCATGATACTTACGGTAGTCGATTTTCCATGCATCCGCCTTTTGGTTTAATTCCGGAGTGAAAATACGTACTTTGTCTGTTTTAGATACCGCAATAGGTGCACGTTGTGGCATGATGATCCAGTTAATGTCTTTTGCACCTGTGTCTGCTTTAAAGCCACCTGCTTGTTGGTTTGCTGCTTTACCGTCATTGAATACGTAAGCAGTTTTCATACGTGCAGATGGAACGCCCAAGATAGGAATATCATTGAAAGATTTAACAGTAGTATTTACGGAGCCGTTTTTGAATTCGGCAACATTTAAATAACGATTGAATTTATCGGCATTATTCAAGATAGTACGCAATTTAGTGGACATAACGATAATTAAGCCCTCTTCTTCGCCTACTACGTCTTGAATTTCTGTGATTTCAGCCTCTAACTTTTCCAAGATAGTGGCAACGGCAGGAGTAAAACCAGTGGTAACCTTATTTTCTGCAGTAGCTAACGCAGAAATTTTAGAATAACGATAAGCGTCAATTTCCGGAATAACTTGTGTACGTTGGAACTCACCCATTACAGTGCCTGCAGTCGCAACGAAGTTAGTTTCATTTACGTCCATAGAGTCGAGTTGGAATGTACGGCCACGGTCTTGTGTCATTTTGTGAGGAGCGAATTTCAAAGTAACGGAACCTTGATTAAAGCCCTCATCACGGTCGTACTTCGCAAGACCTTGCATAGAAATTTCTGGAATGTGTACAGTATCGCCACCGTCATATTTTACTTGGCCTGCGTTAGCCTCCATAAAAGCAGACGTTGCACCTGCCAACATTTGTGCGTCAAGCACAGTTTGGAATTGTTGAGAATATTGAAGTGTGTTAATTGCCATTTTATATAGCCTCCATTAGTTAAATGATTAAAGTTTCACACCAGCTGCAGCAGCGAATTCATTCATTATAGTATCGCCATTACCACTATTGCCACCTTGTCCGCTACCCGTATTGCCAGTAGCTTTAACGGCCCACGTCTTACCTTGCAACCATTCAGTTGTACGGTCTTGAATAGATCCAATTGTGCCGTCCTCTTTTTCGTAGCCATAAGTGCCATCGGCTTGTACTTTAATGTCATTGGCAACCAATCTTGCAAACTCTTGCGGATCTACCGCATTTGCCTTAGTAAAGGCGTCAAGTGTTTGTGCCATAATTTCAGATTGAATACGCTTTGCCTCAGCCTCTTTTGCCTTAGTTTCAGCAAGCTCAAACTTCTCACTCATGGCCTTTAATTGCTTTTCGAGTGTTTTGTATTCTGGAGAATTAGCACCAGTATTGGCCCCTGCCGACTGCTCTAATTCGGTAACACGAGTTGTTAACGTATCACGTTCACCGGTTAATTCCGTGATTTGTTGTTGTAGTTTTTCACGTGTTGTCTTAGCCTCATTATTAAGACGAGACGTCTCCCCCTTAATAGCTGTGATAAGATCTTGACCGTTCTCCAATTGTTCGAGTGCTTGATAAACTTCTGCGATGTTCATGTTGTAACCTCCGTAATAACATGAGAAAAACTATATGTAATAGGACTCCTCCTAATTACACCAATAAAAATACGCCCAATCATCACACATGAAAGGGCGTAAACAAAAAGCACATACAATTATGTATGTGCTTAAAAGTCATATTTTTTTTGTATTTCATCTATTTCTGCCTGTTCTTCTTCAGTAATTATATTATCTGGAGTTTTCGTTACAGGCAAATCGGCATATTGACTATCGTCCATCAATAAGAATGGTATATCTTTTTTCTTCTTTTTATTTTTCTTCATATTCTATAATTCCCTCCTTTACAAGACGCTGTATAACAGAATTCATCGCTTTCCATGTAGACCGATGCTGTTTAATATCATTATACAGTGACTTCATATCATTTACAACTTTGTCTACGTCTATGTTTCTATTAATATTTTTTATTTGATATACATGGCCCATGCTATCGACAAGGACGGCACTATGAACGCTGCGACTCCTCAAATAATTTTCTATATCAGTAACAGAAAAAGTGATATTTTTAGGGTGATTATGTATTACTACATATCTATTTATAGGTGTTTTATCGTTGTTAGGATAATAAACCCTTACATTGTTAGAGCCTATTTTACCGATATTTTCTTTACCAACTTTTTTAGTTGCTAGATCAATCATTATGCCACGTTCTCGATTATAACCATTTGCAGTATTTAAGCATGCTATACATTCTGAATATATTAGTCTATTTATATTCTTTGAATAGCCTAATTCGTTAAATTTATCACGATACGCCTTATTGTTTATAACTTTTGTGTCAATAATATAATCAGAATTTATACTATCGCCCTTTGGAGGGTGTAGTTTTACAGTATTTTTAGGCATTTCTTGCGACATAACAGGAGCCCTTGCATTGAAAGTATTAGGTGTCCAACCCCTTGCAATGTTTTGCCATGTCTCTTTGCCAGTTAACACCTGTTCACGCCCATTAACTCCTAGCAACACTTCTTGATGTTTCTTAGACAACGATTTAATATACTCTAACCCTGCTTGTTCAAGGTTATTATGTCTTTTGTTAACATCAATATCGAGCTCAGTCATAGGCTTAATATGACACATACAATGCGGATGTGCTGGCAGTCGAGGGAACTTATCTTTCGGATAAACCCCTTTACCAAGTCCGTATAGATCAGCATTCGCATAAAAGTCGCATATGTCATACCGAGGATGTCTACTTGATAACTTCCATTGAAAAGCGACAATATCATCATCGTCAAGAAATCTATTCATCTGTCCGTCAGCGTAAGCCCTTGCATTTTCTGTTCGTGCTATACGCTCGGCATGATAACGTGCTTTTTCTTGTGTAGCACTATAAATGGCCTTTTGTAATCTAACTTCGTTGCCATCTTCAACGGCTGCAGCTACTTCATTATATGCAGCCCTAACATAAGGAGTATCGAGCCTTGCTATTTTCCCTTTAACACTACGCAATAACTCACGTTCCTTACGCTTAGCCTCTGGAGTAGCCTCACCACTTATATTTATATCGGATAGCTTGCTAAGAAATTTAGGTATACTGGCCTCCGGAATTATACCACCTTTACCATAGCCGTCGAATATTGATTTTGCTAACCCCTTTACAGTCTTATTTGTTTTTAATGCCTGCTTAATTGTGTCAGCTACTTCATTTCGTATAGTACTTGAACGTCTATATAAACGTTTAGAAAGTGTAAGATCATCACTCGCCCAACTTTCCGACATAGCCTGTGAGATACTTTTAGCGGAGTATGGAACATTGTCGCCATAACCTGCCCTAAAAGTATTAACCAGTTCAGCTTGTAAAGTAGCTTTCATCATATCCATAACAGGATATTTTGCATATGCCTTTCTAACGGCCTCGTTAGGCATAAGCCCTAGTGATAACTGCACTTTTACTTCCTTTTCAAAGCTATCTATCGCCTTGTTTATCTCCCTTTGCGTTCTCATCTTCCGCACCGCCCTCTACTTCGTCATTATGATATGTTTCATCTTGCTCCTGTCGTTGAACGCTTTCTTCAATTTCAGCAATAATATCGTCAAACGTATCTGACTCAATATTAGGCAAGTAGCTGTCTAATACCTTTTTGCCTGTTTCAACTTTAAGAGTGTTGCTACCTAGTCCAAGATCTAACACGGCCTGAGATTGTGCAAGGCTATCTGCAATATCATTAATTTTGAATTCACGAGGATAGTCGCATTTATAATTTACGTTCGTGCCTGTCCATAATTCAAACAATTCAATAATATCGTTTTCGGCACTTTCACATTGTACGGAGAAATCTGCCAAGCGTTGGTTTGTACGTTCAAAGTCCCATTGCTTAGCGACACCGCTTTTTGCCTCCTGTACACCTATAACGGAATTAATGCCGGATAAGCGATACATATCATCGACAAGCATTTTAATTACCGCCATAATAATCTCTGCCGGACCTCTATCTGGTGCAATAAAAGCTGGTGCATGACTACTTTCTGCCGGATACATCAACACATTATTTGTACCTAGCGTGATATCATCAACGCCCTGTCCGTTATCCGGTAATGTTAATGTGCTAAAAGTTTGCATATTAAGTATTTGAGTTAATAGGGAACATAGGTGGTATACTTGATGATTTGTCTTAGCAATAGACCAATACTCCGGAGGTGGTAATATATCCACCTTGCGAGACGAACGCCCAAACCATTGAACGACAGGAACTTTGCCAAGATTATGCTCACCAGTAGCAATGACTTTTTGTTCGTCATTCTTAATAGTCCAAGACGTTCGAGTCCATTCATGGTACTGGGCTTTCGCTTGCCCCTCATCATTAAATACAGTTGTTGAGTATGCAAAGAAATCAAGTTCGCCAATATCATTTGTACGCCATTTATATACGCTTTTAGGCTCAATAGCAACCAAATAAGGTAGTTGCCTATTATTTACTTGGTCGGCAACTGTTTCCCCTATCTCAGATACATTGTCAACTAAAATATACATAACACTATATATTTTGGCTTGCGTAGCATTATAACGCATAAACTCTTGAAGTGTAGTTCCTAATCTATCTACATCATTAAGGAACGTTTCGAATAATTCGCCCTCATTATAATCACGAGAAATAGTGTCTTTGAATATTGGATCTACACACGCATTAATGATAGGTGCAGTATGATTTAAAAAGTAAGATAAATGCTGTCTGAAAGCATAGTTCTTAGCGTCCTCACGTGGATGTTGTTTTAACGCAGCACCAGCTGCAAACATACCTGTGCCATAATAAGCGTCATGCAATAGCTCATATTCTTCATTACGAGCATTTGTTAATATTGCCATATAATAAGCCTCCTAATAAATATTGCCCCGTCTTGCCTTATAATCTGGTGCCGTTAATTTCTCAGCAACACCAGTTAATGCATCCGGAGCATCGTCATGTTCGTTCTTACCCTCACGTTGATAACGTGTGATAGCTTTATAAAATTCAGGCCATCTGTCAGCCCAGTTTTTAGGGAAGTAAATATGATCCATAACCCATGTCGCATTGGATAATATGCGAGCCTCCTTATTCTTAGATTGGTGGAACGATACAACCTTTGTATAATTGCTGTTGTATTCGTCCTTTAATATCCTAGTAACCTGTCGAGCAAAGCCACGACCACCGTTATTACTTTCAAAGTCTGCAATATTAACACGGTTACGGTGTAGCATTTCAGCTACGGCAGGTTCTGTATATTCCATGCTAGCCTTAGAATAGACCACATCAAGTATGTACGCCTCTTTGTCATATATCCCGTAAGTAATACTTGCTAACCAGTCTTCGCCAGTATCAGCAGTATCTGTATAATTCTTTATCTGAGTAAATAACGGAGTACCGTCTGCACCAGTAGGGATATGTTCATAGGTTTTAATGTTGGAATATAGGCACCCTTTAAGGTCTATCGGTATTTGTTGATAGTTCGCACTGGCTATATCCTCACCCATAGCCCTGCACTTTTCTTTGTAGCTTTCATATGACAACACATCATCGCATAGCATAGTGCCATCATCCTGCAAGGCTTTCATGGTAATAACCTTTGCTTTATCCCCAAAGTGTTCTATTGCCCTACCGGCTAGATCATCAGATGCCCAACGAGTCATGATGATAATAATCTTGCCACCCTCCTCTAAACGAGAAAGCATAGTATTCGTAAACCAGTCCCAGTGCTTAGCCTTAGTATTTTCGTTATAAGCCTCTTCTGCGTTCTTGATAATATCGTCAATAATCAGAATAGATGCACCAAAACCTGTAGCAGTACCACTTGGAGAAGTAGCCAAGTATGAATTATAACCGCCCTCTAACGACCACATATCCATAGAGGCATCGCCACGTTTGATACGCACATTAGGGAATATATCCGTATATACAACCCTGTTTTCGTCTGCCTTTACTTCTTGAATATCATTACGAACATTCTTCGCAAAGGTAGTGGATAGAGTTGTGTTATACGAACCAGTCATAATCTTTTCAATAGGATTTTTGCCTAATATCCATTTAACTGCCATCTGAGCTGTACGGCTTTTACCATGTCGAGGTGGCATGTTCATTATTAAAACTTTTGCATCGGGATCTTCATAGAACTCTTGCAACGTATTGCACAATTCTACGAGGTAATCTCTATCTTTCCTATAAAAGTCCGGTGCTTGTAAATGGCAATAATAAAAAAACTCACGCCTTGCTAATTCATATTTGAATTGCTGCATGAGTTCCGAAGTGAGTTTCATATCCTCACCCCTCTTTATCGATTAGCTTTTTAAGTTCCTCTGTTGTTACACCTTCAAGAGGATTGCTTTGAACAGTTGTATTGACTTCCATTTCAGTTTTATCAGTCTGTCCAAGAAATTGCTTGCCAAGAAATATTGCCATTGCTGCAGATCTATCGGCCAGCTTCCACTGTTTTCGTCGTAAGCTAATCTTTCCTGCACTTCTCTTTTCGCGGAAAATGTCGGAAAAAGTCTTACCATACGTACGTTTGCACCATGCATTTAAGGTCTTATCAGAAACGTTTAAAACGAGAGTGATTTCCTCTTGTGTGGCTTGAATCTGACACATTGCTTCAAACTGACTCTGATTTATCACTTTTTTTGGTCGCCCCATTTTAGCCACTATCTCACCCCCTAGCTACTTCAGAACCCCTTTATTTTGTTTATACTTTCCGCATTCCTTATGCACCTTTGCGGTTTTTGTCTTTACTAACGAATGTGATGGTGCATACGATTTGCACATGTGATCAATATGAATTCCATTAGCCTTGCACCAACCTTTTACATTATTGAGGCATCGCCTCTTTTCACAATACACATCTGTCAATCGTATTCACCTCGCTTCCTTAAAATTTGTATACAAAAAGACCACCTAACCGTATGGATTAAGTGGTCTTTTGCTTTAGTGTTCTAGGTATTCACTGTGTCGTTGAGAGAGAGAGTATTTGTTTCCCTATTAACTCACACTATCATTATAAACTGTCAAGAAGGACAGGTCTAGGACAGTTTTGGGACAATTTTTCAGGCTAGCTTTGTATTTAACCCAATAACTCCCCACAGCAATACAGATAACTCTTCAATTCCTCTAGCGATGTAACGTTTGATGGTACGAACATCTGGCTTTTCAGGAAATGATTCTGCAATCTCTTCTAAGGTTTCTCCATCAATATAATACCTGC